GCTATTACAGGGTTTGTTGCACAAGTTAGTACAAACGGAACTGATTATAGTGCAGGGAGTGCAACGGGTTCATCCTCACCTATAGTTGTAAGTAGTTTAAGTAATGGCACAGCCTATACCGCTAAAGTGTGGGCTATAAATGATTATGGCACGTCTTCTCCTAGTGATGCTAGTGATAGTTTCACACCAAGACCAGATCCTAGAGGTATAATTTTTGGTGGTGGTAATACAAGTGCTCTTAATATTATAGAGTATATAACTATTAGTTCTGCAGGAAACTCTCAAGACTTTGGGGATTTAACAGAAACTAAAAAAGGATCAGGTGCTTACTCCTCTACAACTAGAGGTGTTTGTCATGCAGGTCAAAAAGAAGCATCTCCTTACTATCTAAATATAATAGATTACGTAACTATGGCAAGCACAGGTAATGCTACAGACTTTGGAGATGCGTTATCTATCAAAGCATATGGAATGGGACTTTCAAATGCTACAAGAGGAGTATATGGAGGGGGTGTTGATAATGGAACGGCTGAAGCCCAAATGGAGTACGTTACCATAGCAAGCACAGGTAATGCTACAAACTTTGGTAATTTAGCAGGTGTTAGAAATAACACCGGTGATGCAGCTTGCGCCTCTCCTACGAGAGGTATATTTTTTAATGGTTACGAAACACAGGGTTCTAATCAATTAAATGAAATAGCATACATAACCATAGGCTCAACTGGTAACGCATCTGACTTTGGTGACACAGCAGCCGCTGTGTATCAGAGAGGGGCTTGTTCTAGTGAAACAAGAGCAGTGGTATCAGGTGGTCTACCTAGTTATTTAAATAAAATAGAATTTGTAACTATAGCTTCTACAGGTAATGCCACAGACTTTGGTGATGCAGCAACAAACTTAGGAACAGACGTAAGAGCTACCTCTGACTCACATGGGGGTTTATAACAATGTCAACTAGATATTTTTCAGGCAACGTTATACGTTCAACTCCAGTAGAACCCTCAGACGATTTTGGAACTACTTCAGCAAATGGTGTATGGGATTTAACGGAAGCCTTTAGTTATAGAAAAGTTGGTTCTTGGCCTACAGCAGGAAACGTAAATCCAATTGCTTTTATAATGACAGGTAGAGACAGCTCTAGTGGCAC